GCAGACCGGATGGGTTTGAAGCTATCGATTGTGAGGAATAATTTATCTCAGCTGCACAACAAAGGTTTGATCCGAGATACTAATATAGACGCAGGCGCAGAGGGCGTGTGGGAGGTGGTCAAGGATGTTTAAACTTTTCTACACGTTACTCGTCATTGAGTACGTGGTTGAAGACCAAGACGTATCGACTTCTGTTATCTTCCAGAGTGAAGAGGCTTGTTACGATGCCATGGGTGACGGAGTGATGGACAATCTGTATGACATCCTTGCTGATACATACGGCAAGGAGATCATGATGTACTGTAAGAAGACACCATTCCCATCAAGCGAACCTATCAAACCAAAGGTAAGGCCAGATGGGTGACAAAGATCTAAGTCCGGCGCTCAAGTTTGAATACCGTTTTCTGAAGCAACAAGTTGATAGATTACAAGATGAACTTGGGCGCAGAGATAGACCCAAGAACACAGAACAAGATCTGTTTCGTGCGCGGGAAGAGTTGAAATCGTTTGTCTCAAAGTTAAGATCGAACGGAATTAATATATAAGAAAGGAAAAATACATGACCCACGTTTTTGATGTAAGTAATACAAGGAAGCAGCAGATCATGGTTGAGTATATAACTGAAACAGGTAGTGGGTTCGCAGTGAACCCAGAAGGTGAACAGGTATTCATGAACAAACGGTTGATTGATGCCATGGAGGTAGAACCGGGGAATACTTACGAAGCATTCTTGTTACCAAACTACCCAGACAAACGAGACCAGATACCATGGAGGGCTATGCGAGTTGAACCAATTCAGATTGATTTGGATTTGAATCATGTGAGGTTGGATTCGTTGATCAACAGGATAGTAAAGTGGATGTCAGACTCTGATCCAGGTATACCGTTTACGGCATCCGAGGTTGCAGAAGGGGTGGACGAGGAGCTTGAAGTTGTTCAGCCGCTGCTCGAAATGAATCAACAGTTATTTCTCAAGACAGATGCATATGTCTTGCTTCCTACCGACAAGTAGTATATAACCAAGCTACAACAAAGGAGCAAGAAGATGGCTAAGAAGAAAGAAGAACGCAAGTATTGCAACGTGGCACTGTTACCAGAAGATCACGACATGCTGAATGCGTTAGCAAGCGAGGATCAAAGGAGCATGACGCGACAGTTGTCGGTCATAATTAGAAAAGAGTATGCAAAAGTTTTTGAATCTGCTAGAGTGTAGGTATGCTCGATGGAAGGTCATGCCTGTGGCCTTTGCCTCAAAACTAAAGGGGACGTTGCTCCATACGTTCCCTTATTTTTTCTTAGGCCACTCACCTTTCTTGTATCCACGGACTTCGGCAATGCCTGCGGATCCTCTGGGTTTGAGGTTGGAACAGAATGCTTTGGCTACATCGTAGCTTAGTCCTGTCATCTCAGATAATTCTTTAGCTGCTGTCTCGCGGGAAGCGTATCCAGTCGCACGTTCTTCCATAATTTTGGTTATCTTCTTGGGGTCAACGTCAGCCATTCCCGTGCCTCCTCTCCTAAAACTCTGGCTCCGATGTCGATCTTGTTGCGAAGAGCTTCGACAATCTTCTCGTCAATCGTACCCTCGGATATCAGATCTATATATGTCACGTTATTCTTTTGACCAATGCGGTGTGCCCGATCCTCCGACTGGATCCGTGTCTCCAGGTTGAAGTCATTGGCGTAGTATATCACGAGATCTGCTTCGGTCAAAGTCAGACCGTATCCGGCGGTGGCAGGGTTGCCTACAAAAAATCTGAGCCGAGAGTCGGGGGACTGGAATTGTTGCACAATAGACTGGCGTTCATCGTCCGTTGTGTCCCCGTAGTATGCCGCAGCTGACCCTTCACCAAACTCTTTGTTCAACATTTTGGTTATCTGTATTATGTCGTATCGGAATCGTGACCAGATAATTACTTTGCCGTCGTGCTCTTCCAAAATTTCTCTGAGTGCATCCATCCGGCGTGACGGAAAGTATTTCATCTCGCCATCATCGGTCTTCAGATGCCCAGACAGAACCTGTTGGATGCGTAGCATCTGGGTAATTACAGCAGGTGCCGATACAATCTCGCCATCTTCAAACAGAAGCATGGCCTGTTGTTGCAGCAGCGAGTACATTCTGAACTGCTCGTCGGTAAGCGTAACGTACCTGGCGGTGTAGACTTTCTCTGGTAGATCCAAACAGTCTTTCTTCAACACTCTGTATGAAAAGGTATCGATCTTGTCTGTCAGTTCATCGAGGTTCTTGTAGCCGACGATCTGTTGGAAAGACTTGGCACCCATCGATCTGCGTTGCAGCACGGCATACCTACCTTGAAATGTGTAGAAAGATTCATGACCCATGAGTCCCGGTCGAAGGAACTCTGTCTGTGAAAATATATCTAGGGGTGACTTGGTTATGGGTGAACCAGTCAGCAACCTTCGATACTTGAATCCCGCTGCGATCTTCATTAAAGATTTACTGCGCTTGGCCTTATGGTTTTTTATGGTGGTGCTTTCATCGATTGCTATCAGGCCGTTGGCCCCAAGCGCACGAGCCATCCAAGCTCCGGCTGTCTGACCTTTCTTTGTGGAGAAGGACTCCACGTTCATGACAAAGATTGTCAGCCCTGCGAAGTGATCCTTGACAGAACGCATTTCTTCTTGTTGTCTTTTATTAGGAGAGGCAACCCACCGAATCACTCGATGTGGTATATCATTAGACATATGCTCTGGGATTTCTTTGGCTACCCAGTTCCGATACACACCCTTCGGTGCGAGGACTAGAGCAAAGTTTATTTGTCCATTGAGAAACAACAGACCCAGGTTGTCGATCAGAACTTTGGATTTACCTGTTCCCATTTCCATGAACAGACCAAACTCTTTTCGATGCCATCCCTCTTCCAAAGCTTTCCGCTGATGGTCGAACGGTTTTAATTTATAATTGTACTTGACAGTCATCACATACCTCCACTATAGTCCACCTTACGGATGGCAAAATGGTTTGTCAACCCAGTCCTGAAGAGGAGAAAAACTTATGGATGATATTTTTGAAGACTACTTCGATGAAGGAAAGGCTCTTTCCCAAGTCGATACTGGAACAGGAAAACAATTGAGTGATCTTGTTCGCAAGCTGCGGAAAGTTGAAGATCAAATCGCGGACGCAGAACAATACTTGAAGACTATAAAGGCAGAGAAGCACAAGCTCTCTACCGAAAACATTCCGGCACTTATGGATGAGATGGGTATGGATCGGGTAGACGTGGACGGGTTGACTGTCACACGTAAGATGATTGTGTCTGCATCTATTCCACAGGATCGCAAGGAAGAGGCTTTCGCATGGCTGCGTGAGAATGGCCTGGATGATATTATCAAAAACGATATCACTTGTTCATTCGGCAAAGGCGAAGACAATCTTGCAGGTGACGTGGTGGGACTCCTGCACGAGAAGGGTTTTGATCCAAAGACCAAGACCCACGTACATCCATCGACATTGAAAGCGTTTGTAAAAGAACGTGTCACGGATGGTAAACCAATCGACCTCGATATGTTCGGGGCATACATCAACAACGCAGCAGAAATACGGAGGAAAGCGTGATGGCTAATGCAGTAGCAGCAGCAAAGGGCGTGGAAGTAAGCGCCGATGTAATGGATGATATCTTTGAGACCGCAGGGGAGGGTGCAGCATTCGATAGTTCGGAGATGCAGATACCGTTCGTTCGGATCTTACAAGCTATGTCACCTCAACTAAGTAAGAAAAAACCAGAGTACATAGAGGGTGCATCTCAGGGTGATCTGTTTAACACAGTCACCAATCAATACTGGGATGGTGAAGGAGGGATAACAGTTATTCCATGCTACCAGACCACAAAGTATCTGGAGTTTATCCCGCGTGAGCAAGGCGGGGGTTTTCAAGGAGAAATACCTGCAAACGATACGGTGCTGACCAAGACCACACGAGAAGGTTCTCGGGAGATACTTCCCAACGGGCACGAACTTGTGAAGTCTGATCAACACTATTGCCTTGTTGTTGACGATGATGGTTCGTTTCAACCTGCGGTGGTTGATATGAAGTCAAGCCAGTTGAAGGTGAGCCGTCGTTGGAAGACACAAATCGCAATGCAGAAAGTAAAGCATCCGAAGACAGAGCAGATGGTAACTCCTGCTGTGTATGCTACGATGTGGAATCTTTCTACCATTGAAGAGTCCAATGACCAGGGTACGTGGGGCAACTACACTGTATCCAAAGTTGATTTGGTAAACTCTCGTGATCTACTACAGGAGGCAAAGGCTTTCCGTGAGTCGATCATGGCGGGTGAAGTTAAGGCTGCGGCTGATCCAGAACATACCTCCACGGGTAGTTCGTCAGTAGACGGGGACAACGAAATCCCATTCTAGCAGTCTTGGGGGCGGTTCTCCTATGCTGCCCCCATCTAACTTCAACAGGAGCCTAGCATGGCATTAGATAAGAGAATGCTGTCAGCCTTTGAGGGATCGAAGGTTGCGCATGGCACCACTACAGTTGGACGCATTGGTCGCAATGGCAAGGCTGATGCTGAGAGTCGTATTGTACGTGAGCCACTTACATTAGAACTCATGCAAGGACACATAAAAGGTGAGCAGGGTGTCGGGGCAATCCCGATCAACGAAGATAACAAGTGCAGGTGGGGTGTGTTGGACATAGACATCTACGATCTAGACCACAACGAACTCCAAGCGAGAATACAAAAACAAAAGCTACCGCTGCTGCACTGTAGATCCAAGTCAGGTGGGGCACATCTGTATTTGTTTCTGGAAGAGTACGAGCAAGCCAAAGTTGTCCGAGAATATTTATTAGAGATGGCTGTAGCCCTGGGGCACAGCGGTTGTGAGATATTTCCAAAGCAGGATAAGATTCTGTCTGAACGTGGAGATGTCGGGAACTTTATCAACCTTCCATACTTCAATGCAGAAATACCACAGAGGTATTGTTTCAACGACAAGGTTGAGGCTATGGAACTCAAAGAGTTCTTGGATGCCATAGAGTTCAAGCGAACTTCGGTAGCTGCACTAGAAAAAGGTCGAACCAAAAAACCTAGAAAGAACTTCAAGGACGGACCTCCATGTTTGCAACATCTATTCTCTGATGGAGCAACAGGAGAGGATCGCAACAAGAAGCTGTTCATGATCGGCGTGTACTGCCGGATGAAGCACAGTGACAACTGGAAAGCAGAGATGGAAACATTCAACCAGACTCTGTGTTCTCCACCCCTCGATGCCAAAGAAGTTCTGGCATTGCAGAAAAGTCTGGAGAAAAAAGAATACTTCTACACCTGTGAGCAGGAACCGTTCAAAAGTTTTTGTGACAAGGAACTGTGCCTGTCTACAAAGTATGGTGTCGGAGATGCAGGAGCCGAGTCACTTGAGATCGGAAGCTTGCAGATTATCCTATCGGAACCACGTCTGTATTTTCTGACGGTAGCAGGTAAACGTGTTCAACTGAATACGGAGCAGCTACAGAACCAGAGTCTGTTTCAACGTGCATGTATGGAGCAAGAACAGATTGTGCCTCCGACTATACGCCCTGCCAAGTGGCAACAGCTTCTACAGAAACTATACTCAGAGAGCGTGAAGTCAGAGGTGCCAGAAGAGCTTACTATATTTGGAGAGTTCAGAGCATTGTTGCGCCAGTTCTGTACCAGTAGGATTCGTGCCATGCATCCAGAGGAGATGCTGCAAGGTAAACCATGGACAGACAACCAAGGGTATACTTCCTTTACCATAGCAGGGTTGATGGAGTT